CAATGGGGTTACTTTATCTACAGACAACTATGACTCTCTTCTCATCGGATGGTCTCAACAAGATGTAAAACTAAATGTAAGCTTTGATGGAGGCAATTCAAAATATTCAAGTGTAGCTGTGAATGCTAGACAAGCTCTCATAGACAAAGGCTGGGCAATTACTGATGGTGGATTGCAAGAGTAATCCGTGAAGTCTGCAAGCATTTTTCTCGACCTAAAAATCTAACTAACTTCTTAGAAGACTTCTTAGAAGACTTCTAAGAAGAAGGGAGATTAGACTTATTAAACGATTTGACCAATTAGCAATAGCACAGCGACTCACACAAAGACTTCAGGTAAAAGAAGACTGGGCCAACATTCTCGGTGTTGGCACAATTGGAAACTTAATTAGTGTAATAGCCGAAGGAAACGCAGAGTTAGCTCGATACTTAGAATATTTATATAACGAAAAAAAATGGAGGAATGCTCGAAATATGAGCAGCCTCACTCACCAAGCAGACCTCATTGGATACAAGCGCCAACTTCCAAAGTCGTCAATAGGCCACGTTGTTGTATCACACACCGATGTTGAAGGAAAAGAAAGACTTGGAAACTTTGGGTCAACTTTTTTCGACCTAGGGCAAGCTTCCGATTATGACGACCTTCAAAAAAATGCACAAGCGTCTTATATAGAAAAGTCGTCTCTTGTTCCGTGGACAGCTGACACCTCATATATTATCCCAAAAGGCACAATCTTTAAAACGAGTAAAGGCCTCAATTTTTTCTCAGTCGAAACGGTTGAGTCACGTGCACTTAAAGAGCCTTTCTCACAAATAAAAAGCAACGAGCAAAAATATGCCGACTTTATAAAAGCCGGTGGTTGGGACGGCATTAAGTATGTTAAAGTGCCCGTCATGCAAGGTATAAAAAGAACGGTCGACTTCGGAACCGCGAGCTCTACTCGATTTGAATCTTTCGCTATATCTTCTCTTAACGTTGAAAATGCGAGCAATATAATTTCTGAAGACTATTTTAAAGTCATAATAACTCCTCAAGGCGGAGATCCTGATAAGGTCGAAGTGTGGGAAAAAATTGAAAATATTAGATTAGCAGGTCCTTATGATAAAGTCTTTGAGGCCAAGATCTTAAATAACGAAGATAAAGTACTTATAAAATTTGGTGACGGCATAACGGGCCAAATGATTCCGGAAGGTTCAAACGTAAAAGTTGAATACATTGAAACGGAAGGCGCTAATGGAAATGTTTTAGAAAGATTTCAAGTCACTCAGATAATTTTTCCTCCTGGATACGTCCAAATAGATCCAAGGACGAATGCACAAACGAAGTTTTTAAGCGTGATCAATACATCTCCAATTATGGGAGGGCACGACATTCAAGATGAAGAGGATATCCGTGAAAATGCGCCCGCTTCTTATTTACAGTCCTATTCAACTGCGACTAAAAGTAACTACTATGAACAAATTATGAAAAACAGTCCAGTGAGCTTGCTTCATTGTAAAATTTTTCAATCCGATGTGTTCAGCGCAAAACCTTATACGAGAACAAACGACTTAATAGAAAATGGCGTTGTTCAAGAACTGAGCATGAATAGAACGTCACTTCTTATCACAGCTCTCCGGTCTAATGGAACCAAATTAGATAATCCACAAGAAGAACTCATTGATCCACTTATCAAAGCTTTCCAAGATTCAATATCGCCGAATGACTCTTTCGATTTTATACAGCCTAACCTGGTCGAGATTAGGCCAAACATTATCATAAACACAACAGATTCTATTTCTGAGAACGAGATAGCCGCGAACATCATACCTAGAATTCTTTCAAAATATAGTTTATTTAGCACTTCTTTTGAAAAGCCATACTATAAGTCCGACATTGTGGACATTGCACAAGATTTTAGTTTTAACAAACACTCTGAAGTATTTCTAGAAGCTAAAACGACTGCCTCTTTAAACCCAATAATTCTTAGTAAGGCTTCATTGCAAGGGGAAAACGTTTTTGAAAACGCACGTGAAAACCTTCTCGCTTTTCCTTTCAAGTTTGATGAAATTTTTGCTCAGAAAAAAATTAATCCTGG